ACCGATACGGCATGGTGGCATGATTACGTTATGCGCGCAGAATCGGCAGGATTTGCGGAGATTGCATTTTTGCGCGGGCGGCTCAAATTCGGCGACAGCAAAAACAGCGCCCCGTTTCCAAGCGTTATCGTATTTTTCGGTCGGCGGAGCGAGACAGGAACCTGCAATATTAGAGGCAGTGATAACAATGCTAAAGCCCCATTTAAGGGGGGAATGAAGATATTGAGGCGGTCAATGAAAGCAAAAGAATATTTGCAACAATTACAGCGGTTAGATACCGTGATAAATCAGAAAATCAAGGAATTAGACGAATTGCGGGCGATGTCTTTAAGCAATGGATGTATCGATTACTCAAAGGAACGCGTGCAAACAAGCCTTTCTCTGGATGCGCCATTTGCCAGGACGATACACAGGATCATTGACCTTGAAGCACAAATCAATGCTGAAATAAATAATTTCATTGACAAGAAGCACCTGATCATAAATCAGATTCAGAGTTTGCAGAACGCCGATTATATTGATTTGCTTTATAGGCGATATGTTGAATACAAAAGATTTGAGCAGATTGCCGTTGAAATGAACTTTACATACCAGTATGTGCGAGAGTTACATGGCCGTGCTTTGCGGGAATTTGAAAGTACCTACACAAACCTACATTCAGGTATGCTAAAATAATAGCATGAGAAATTGCGAGAAGCCGCTTACAGGATTGTAGGCGGCTTCTTGTATGCCATTTTAGCAAGAGGATGTCAATCGTACAATCAGCATTGATCATGTCTGGATGGGAGAGAGGGGCGATGGCGCGTGTAAAGACAATCTATTCGTGGGAACGGCAGAAAGGCGAAACAGAAAAAAAATACGAAGCCTTTTTAATATACAAGAACCTCGGCCCTGGAAGGACGCTTGTCGCAGTTTCGGAAAGGTTGCAAAAAAGTTACACTTTAATCCGGAGATGGGCAAAAGAACAGGACTGGAAGAACAGGATTATTTCTTGGGACAGGGACGTTGAGCGCAAGGCGAAATCAGCAGCGGAAAAAGAACAAAAACAGATGATTGCCCGCCATATCAAAATCGGTATGCAGGTGCAGGGCAAGGCACTCGAAGGACTAAAGCATCTGAAGCCGGAAAAGATGGGGGCAATAAGCGTACAAGCCCTTTTGGACTTCGGTACGAAACTGGAGCGTGATTCACGCGCCGTCACTCAGCAGGAGGCGACAGCGCAACAAGACGCGGCAAGCATTTTGGCGAGCGTTCTGGAAAGAGCGTGGAGCGAGGAAGGGGCAGAGGAAGATGGAGAGCATTGACGAAATGGCGCGGGCAATGCGCCGATATATCAATGATCCCGTTCCTTTCGTCGTAAACGTGCTGGATGTAAACCCCGACGATTGGCAAGAAAAAGCACTCAGGGGACTTGCGAAAAGAGCAAGAGTGGCAATTCGGAGCGGTCACGGCGTAGGGAAAACTGCGCTGGAAGCGTGGGCCTGCCTATGGTTTTTATTCACAAGGCCATACCCGAAAATACCATGCACCGCGCCGACGCAGCAGCAGTTATTCGACATTCTTTGGCCGGAAATATCGAAGTGGATGAAACGCTCGGAGCTGCTCGACAGTCTTTTTGAGTGGCAAAAGACAAAAATCACTTTAAAGGCAATGCCGGAAAGGTGGTTCGCCACTGCGCGCACGGCCTCGAAGCCGGAGAATATGGCGGGCTTTCACGAGGAACACCTTCTCTTTATCTGCGACGAAGCCAGCGGCATTGACGACCGCATATTCGAGACGATAGAGGGCGCGCTCACCACGAAGGATGCGAAGCTCCTTTTGTGTGGAAACCCGACAAAAAACAGCGGCGTGTTCAAGCGGGCATTTTTCGAGGACAGGGAGATTTACCACATTCAGAAAGTCTCCTGTTTCGATACAAGCCGCGTTGCAGACGAATACAGCCAGCGCCTTATCAAGCAATACGGACTGGAATCAGACGTGGTTCGCGTTCGCGTTCGCGGCGAATTTCCAAAGGCAGAGCCGGACGGACTTATTCCTTTGGAACTCGTAGAGGCGGCAATGATGAGGGAGCTTTCCATCGACCACGATGTTATGTTGGACGTGGGCGCGGATATAGCGCGGTTCGGCGACGATGAAACGGTCATTATCCCGCGCATAGGCGGCAAGGTTTTGGGCGTGTTTCATTACACGCGGCAGGACACCATGACTACCGTGGGAAGGATTTTAGACATCACCACGGAGGCGATGAAGGAACACAGCAAACCATTCGCCACAATCCGCGTGGACGACGACGGAGTGGGCGGCGGCGTTACTGACCGTCTGCGGGAGGTTATCGGTGAAAAGCGTCTCAATATCGACGTTGCGGCTTGCCATAATGGGGGCAGCGCGGCAGACAGGGAGCATTACGCAAACTGGGCAACAGAGCAATGGTGCGGACTGCGGCAGAGACTAATCGACGGGGACATTGAACTTCCTCGCGACGAAGAATTGGCGGCACAATTATCCACGCGAAAATATTTACTCAACAGCCGCGACCAAATCATTCTTGAAGATAAAAAGACGTACAAAAAGCGCATTGGGCGAAGCCCTGACAGGGCAGATGCGCTTGTTTTGGCGTTTTCCAGCGGTGGGGATATAAATCCTGTGTTTGCCGCGCTATTAGGGGGCGTAAAATTGTATGGCTAAGATAGGCGAGTGGCTGCGGCAAGCCGTAGGAGAAATGAGCAAACTCAGAAGGGCGAGCTGGTTCTTCAATGTGCGGAATATGTACTCCGCGCCGTATTCGCTCAACATAGAAGGGCATGTTGACTATAAACGGGCGCGGGATTTGTATTACAACCGGGACGACAATTACAAACTGGGAGCAGGATTCGCAAAGCCAATCGTGAACACGCTCGCGGGATTTATGGGCGTACCGACGTTTACCTGTGAGGAGGAAGGGGCGCAGGAAGAACTCGACCGATTCATGGAGGGGATAAGGAGCATTCAGCAGCGCGTACACCAGAAGAACCTCGTGGACGGGGAGTGTTTCGTGCGGCTCGTAAATCTTCCCGACGACAGCATTCTTTACCCCGAAAACAGGAAAGGGACGCGCCTCACGGCAAGGATTATCCCGCCGGAACAAATACCGACAGGCGGATTAGAATACGATCCCATTACGCATGAATACACGGCAGTTACTATCCTCGCGAAAAACAAATGGATTGACGCAAACGGGGACAGGCAGGAATACAGCTTCCGGCAGCGCATCACGGCGCAGGAAGTCGTTACGACAGTCGAAGGGAATGCGCCAGAGGGCATCGTGAGCAGAGAGGAGGCAAACCCGTGGGGATTTATCCCGATCGTCCATTTCAGGAATGAACCGGACGAAACGGAACTGCACGGGTACAGCGAACTCGAACCGATTGAACCGTTTCTAAAGGCGTACCACGATGTAATGATGCACGCCATCAGCGGGAGCAAAATGCACTCGACGCCAAAAGTCGCATTCAAGCTGAAGGACGTTGAGAAGTTCCTTCGGAACAATTTCCCGCAAGTGTTGGCGGACCTTCAAGCGGGCAGACCTGCGAATATTGACATGCAGGGGAAAGAACTTTTCCTGCTGAACACGGACGACGATGCGAATTTCATTGAGTGCAAGACCGCCATCGGCGACGCGAACGCACTCCTCGAATTTATTTTTTATTGCATTATCGACACGTCGGAAGTGCCGGAGTTTGCCTTTGGCGTACACATCACAAGCTCGCAGGCCAGCACAAAAGAACAAACGCCAATCCTCACCCGAAGGATCGACCGCAAGCGTGAACAGGTGGAAGACAGTTGGCAGCTATTTGCACGAATGGCGCTCGCTATGCTCTCCAAGGTTACGGGCGTAAAGGCGAAAAGCTATGCCGTGGACGTCACTTGGGACGCGGTTATGGATAAGGACGAAGCGGCAGACGCGCAAACCCTTTACAACGTCGTACAAGCCCTTTCACTCGCTCTTTCGGGGAGTTTCATCAGCATGGAGGCGGCAGTCAATTTCCTCGCCAAATTCGTAGACACAATGGACGAGTGGGACGCAGAAAAGGCAAAGATTGAGGAGGCAAGACTGCTCAATATGCCTGTGGAGGAAAGCTACACGCAGGAGCAGGAGGAAAAAGCCCTCGAAGACGAACTGACGAAAAGCGGCGATGATGGATGAGCAGGAAGGACATTGACGGCATCAAAAGGGCGGCAGGGGAATATTGGAGATATGCGCTGGAGGCGCGGAAAGAGTATTTGAAACTCCTTTCCCTTACGGACAAGGAAATCACCGCGCTCTACCACGAACATTTACGGAGGATTCTTGAAGAGTATAGGAGCGGCAGAAATAAGGGGCTGCTCTATTTGCTCGAAGATATAGACAAGGATTCGCCAGCGTTCCACGGCGACCTCGTGGCGCGGATTGAGAACGCCATTGAAAGAGGATCGGCGGCAGGGATTAGGTTCTGCCAGTTGGTAACGCTGGACTGCATGGAAAAGGCGGGCATGAAATCGGGGCCGATGGTAAAGGCATTCGAGTGGCAACGAAGGCAAGCCGTCGCCGCCTGTTATGCCCGGACGCATAAAGACGGGCTGTACCTATCGGACAGGATTTGGAACACGGCGGAGGAAACCCGAAAGACCATGCGGGACATTGTGCAGGCGGGCATAGGAGAAGACGCCGTGAAAGTGGCGAAAGCATTGGAAATCTACGTCAA